GCCGTTAGCATCGCCATCATCACCAACAGCTAGTGTAGCATCAGTGATAGCGGCTCCGCCATCTGTAACTGCTGCTGTAACCAACTGGTCAACAATGATTGCACATTTACCAACTGTACCAGCCAACGCACCACCACCTACATTAAATGCAAGTGCTTGCGCGCCAGTGGAGGCTGAGAATGCAGAAGCTTCTACTGTAGCTTCGTGGGTGTATCCAAGACTTAATGTTTGGATGTCACCGATTTTTTTAAGGTCAATAGCCATAATATTATATTTCCTTTATTTAGGGGTTAGGTTACGTCTTGAATAACACCGTGTGCGCCAGGATGGTACACTCCGAGAGTCAATGCACAGTCAACGAATCCACGCTCACCGCCACCAAGATTTGGAAGGCGAGTTGATCCCATTGGGATAAGCTCGTGAATACCGTAGTATTCTGGGTTTACGATGTAACCGGAACCAGTAGCTGTGTTGCCACCGAAGTTAGGCGCGCAGTCAGGGTTTTGGTTAACAATTGAGACAACACCGTGATCGGACTCATAGAGGTCAACAGATAGCTTGATGCTACCGCTGTTGCCGTCATAGTTCACTGTACGAACATTGTCCGTAGCAGAAGCACTTGTGCGAGCGAAGTCAGCAATAACTTGACGTAGGCCAGTGTCAGCAACAAGCATAAGGTTGTTTGCAGAACCGGTTACACGGAAGATCGAGCTGATGATGCCGTTAAGAGCTGATTCGCTGAATGCAGTTCCATTAGCTTCAGTTGTTGTGTAGATGCTGTCAGCAGGTGTGCGGAATGTAGCAGGTACATCAGCAGGTCCAGCAGAATCAAGCCAGTCGCCAAGTCCACGAAGTGCGTTGGCTGTGCCAGCACCGTTTTCTGTAGCTAAGTCCTGAGTGCCAGCGATAGTGGCTTCGATGTCGCGCTTGAGTTCACGGATAGCTTTGGCTTCAGCCTGGGCAATCTTAGCAGGACCAACGGAATCGACAGCTTCTTGCATGTCGGATACCATGTAATCACGGCGGAACTTTTGAACGCGGTTACCAAGCTTTGCACGGCCAGCGAACTGGTCGGTGAATGCTGTTACGTCAGCACCTTCAGAGATACCAGCAGTGCTGGGAGCCGAAAGGCTGTCGACAGTCCACTCAACGAATGTAGCGGATGCGCGTTGTTTATTGGCGGACGAAAGGATAGGAGTCTCTTCGGGAGCGAGGATAGTCAAGACATCAGTCAAGTCTTCGCGATTGGAGACACCCGAACCTGTATTTGTAGTATCGAATGTATTTGAGAATGACATTTTATTTAATGATTAGTTTTAATGAGTTAAAGGCGCGAGGCCATTTGTAGTTTTCGAAGTGCGGCAAAATCACGAGCGTTACCCGATTGTTTGAATTGACTTTGCAATTCCTTGAGTGCCTTTGCAGTTCTTGATGGGGACTTAGCAGCGTTTGCATTACTTGTTGTAGCACCCTTGGGTGGTGTAAGTTTCATGCTTGGCTTACCTTCGGCTATTGGTTTACGACCATAGATACTATTGGCTGCGTGAGCGAACCAGTAATCCAATTGACCCGCAACATCTGGAGCTTCTCTTGATACGATCTCTTTCATTTTTTGAAAACGAGCATCGTTCACTGTAGCTTCATATTGTTTGCGTATATCATTGTCTTCGCCGTCGAGCCATGATAGCTCTTCTTTTGCCCTTTCCTTGAAAGCAACTTCCATATTACCAGCCTGTTCTTTGGCTTGTATTTTAGAAAGTTGATCCGGGATAAAGGTTTTCTTAGCCTTACGTGCCTGTAGTAGGGATTTACGAACTTCCGCCTTAGTCATTTCTTTGCCTTCGATCTCAGTAATGACATCGTCAGCCGCATAGTCAGCACCTTCAAAAAGAAGATCCTCAGCCCAATCAACTATTTGCTCTATCTCTTCGGCCTTACTTTGAAGGTCCTCGATGGAATCTAAATTGCTGAATGGGTTGTTTTCTATTTTCTTTGTTGACTCAAGGGGGTCTTGCTTTTGAAGCGAAGCCTCTAGTTTAGCCAGTTTTTCTTCTGCTGTTTTTCGTCTTGCGGTAAGTTCCCCAAAACGAGCCACAGCCTTACTGCCTAACTTATCAGCTAGTTCCCGTAATTCCTCTTCGGACACGTTGTCCAAATCAATCTGTGAAAGAACATCCTCGGATGCTGATTCAACTTCTGGTTCACCTTCTTCGGCTTCTTGAGTTTCCTCAATGACCTCTTCGGATGTCTCTTCCGTTTCCTCTTCGGCAACTGGTTCTGCTTCTTCCTCAGTACTTGTCTGAGAATTTAGCTGCCCCAATCGGCGATTTGCAAAATCCGTTACGGATATATTAGTATTGTCCACTGGTATTTGATCTGCCCCAGAGTCAGCAGTCGTGATTTCATCTGTCATAATTTCCACTCATTTACGCCGAGAGATTGCGATTCGTTAATATAACATAGGTGAACAGTTATTGTTCAGCCTAGAAATTTTCGCGGTGACGATTACTTAATTCTTGCCAGCTGGATAACTGCAATAGCTGGTCATAAGTAATAATGCGTCCTGATACCTGCTGAATAGTTTCGCTAGTGGCTTCGTGCAGTTCCTCGATAGCCTCTTCTCTGAGGTCATATACCATTTTCATGAACCTAGCAAAAGCCTCATAGTTGTGAAGTGTCTTTATGTCGTCTTGGATATTCATATTATTTAGCTGCGGAACGCATTACTTGAGCCATTCTAGGACCTCTGTCATTTACTTGCTTGTACCACTTACTATCAATCATTTCATCAGCAGCTACATTGTAGTCATTGTTCATGAGGCCAGCCTTCATCTTTTCAAATTTGTTAAGTTTAGTCAAACCTAGGTTGAATGACATGTCAACGAGGGTCATCTTAACTGCTTCGGGTCTCTTGGCAAAGTTAGGGTCATACTTCTGAGCATCCTTAAATGCCTGAGTTAGACTATGGTTGTACAGAGTCTTTGTTTCTTTATCAGTAAGTTCCCGGCCATCAAACAATTCATTTATATTAATGCCCTTCTCTTTTAGGAACTTTCGATTAGCGGGTTCCTCAAGATTGAAGCCAATGCCTATCGTACGCTTGCCCTTGGTGTCCTTATATACTTTGGGCTTGTTGCCCTCATTGAGGACGAGCATGTCAAAGTAATTCTGTGAGCGTTGTTCTTGGACTCGTTTTGCAGCGAGTTGTTGGGTGCTTTGATTGTCAGCCATAGTATAAGTATTAGTTAATAAAATAATACTACATATTCTGAGTGTCAACACTGCCCATTTGTGCAGGGGCTGTGCCGACTCGACCAATCTGGGCGTTCTGCGCTTGCTGCATTTGAAAGGTGTATTGACCCTGGTATTTCTCCATGCGTCCTCGGAATGCTTCATCCTGCTGTAGACGCTGTTGAATGTCCGGCTGTTGGGCGTATTGCTGAAGGACTTGCATAGCAATCTGCGCGCCTTGAGGACGGGCTGGCATTTCAATACCTGCAAAGATCTTTGTGAGATCATCAGTAACATGTTTAACCATTTCTTGTTGAGCATCTTCTGCGGGTTGCAGAACAGCGTCAGCCATGACTGGGTCAATGCTAGCGGCTGCAATATCAAGTAATCCATCAATATTCATTCGGTTATTAACATTGAGTTGATTCAACGCAACAAAACCTTGTAGTTTCTTTTCTACTGTTTCTGGGTCACTGTCAAGAACATCAAAGTTAATCATGATGTCAAAGTTTTCGTTAGGATTCCCCTTGCTCATTGTCTGAGGGTCAGGGATACCTGTTACCTGGAAGAAAACCTCATCGGGTCCAAATCTTTGGAAGCACTTATATGCCATGCGAATAACCTCGGCTACGTGGCTAAGGTACTTATCCACCATGAACTGCTGTCTGGATTGAGACATTGGATCACTTGTATCCAGTCCAACCATCCTGTCGGCTTGATTGATTAGTGTCTGCTCCATCTCAAGGGAACCTTGATTGTACGAAGGGGTAGGTGCGAAGTCCAAATCGCCCTTACGGCGGTATGGAATCATTCGACCTGGACCCCAGTCATTAGGTGCTTGACCTACTGGGTGCAGGATTGGAGGCAATGTCGCTAGACTATTGCGGTCAATGCGTGAATCACGCTCCACTTTTACTTGGTTCTGAATACCGCGAAGAATACTGGGAACGGTGGATACATCATAGAGACGCTTAGTGTCCTCGGACAAGCGTGTCACTACTACAGGATAGTCTTCGTATCCGTTAAGTAGCTCGAACTTTGCATATCCCGGAGTCCCAGTGCTATCATCTCCATCAAAGTCCTTATGAAATACTGTGCAATAAATTCCTTCGGAGCCGTCCTCTTCGTTAATAAGTCTTTGGTATCCGTAAACAATTTCAATAAGTTCGTCAGCTTCATAAGCATTATCCGTTAGACTCATGCTACGACGGCCCTCTTGATATCTTTCAATGCTGCTAATATTTACACCTCGGTATTTTTCAATCATGATATCCACGAAGTCCTGATCCCAACCATCGGTTGTTACCTTTAGTTCTAATTCTTGTGGAGTATAATATGTTTTCCAAAAGCAATACGGAGCGCGCTGCGGATCGGTTACATATGGAGGAAAGACAAAGTCACCATCAGGTGCGAGGGTCTTAACCTCCGGGCAATTAATTTGACGACGCACGACGGGCAGTTTCGCGATTCCTTTTTTTCGTAGATCTTTGAGTGCTGTCTTTGCTCGCTTTTCCGTGACGCCGTCAAAAACTTGTTGCAGGAGAAGGATTAATTCTTCATCATTGTCTCCTGTTGATATGGCTTCTACAATCTCTGGAGACATTTGGGCAATTTGCTGGAG